CCTGTGTGCCCAGTCTGCGTTAAACTGGCTGCGGAAATCCTCGTTTGAATTAAAGGTGGCATTCTTCCCGAAGATCATCTTTAAGAAACGAAGAAATGTCGTCTTGCCAGTATTCCGTTCGTTGGATACCAGTAATAAGATAGGAAGCATTTGTGTCGGTTTCATGTAGAGAATCTGCAGGTAGTCCAAGCCCAGCTCCAGTTGTTCTCCGAAAATATGTGTTAGGAATGAACGGATATACGGAAAGTCCCCTGCTGTTGGGGTATGATTAATGGGTTCATACTGATTAAGATATTTCCCATGTACCTGTTTATAGTCGATATGATCAGGTATAATACAAAATCCATCATACTTATCTATCTCCGGCAGATTGTTCTTGCCATAGTCCTGCCGAAGTGTTTCATAACTCCATGGGATCTTTTCTTCGATATAATCGCCACTAATAAGAGGACGATACACAGTTTTATACAGCGTGGTGCCAACCCTTAGAAACTTTTCTGCTGCGCTTTCTTTTTCTTTCATGGTCAGAGTCCTCCTTGTCTTTTGCGCATTACATTTCTGTTTATACTCTCGATAACATTAGATGGATCATGAGGAGATTTAACCTGTTGCTCTGCCCAGTCCAATAGTTCTATTCGAGAGAATATGAGCTTATTCCCATACTTGCGGAAAGGCATGGTTCCGGCAGATGTAAGTTTATAGATTTTCGCCTTTGAAGTAGGGAACCCATACTCTTCAAGCACTTGAACTGCAGTATCCAGCGTTATTGTATCAGGTAGTTCTTTAGATGTAGTTGCTGCCGGAAACACTTTTGATACCTCTTCGCTGATGATCGCCCTTAATTCCTCGGACGTTGTTACAATAATATTCTTCATAACACATTGTTTTATTTGTTAATACCTTGCTATCGTCATAGCGTTATTAACTGATCAGTGCAACAAAGAAAAGGCAGATACAAATAGTTATAAAACTGAAAATCAGTTTACATAGGTAAGACAAACAGTGCAATAAGTGGAGATAAAAGCGCCATAGGTAGGACATAAGTGGCTATATAAAAGGGAAAAAGGTTTAGAAGTCCCCAGTAGTCCGTATTTGTCACCACTATGTAAAGTCAAAAAAAAATTTAGTTTTTTATTGTTTTTGTTTGCGAAGCTGCTCGATAACATCGTCTAAATCAAAGCTGGTTATATTTATGCCTGGTATAACATACTGAGAGATAAATCCCTTTTCTATCCATTGGTCTACAGTGGGACGTGAAACTTTCATCATTTTGGCTAAAAGGTATTTGGAAATAATAGGCTTACCATTAAATTTTTCTATAAAATTCCCATTGGCAGCATAGTAGTGTTGAAGGTTAGATATAGCTTTGTCTACATCCTGTATATAGGGTTGGTATTTTTTTGTGATAGTGATCTCGATGGAGTCCATATCATAATCAGCCGCCAACTCCAGGTCTTTAGATAATTCTTCAATGAGTTGCCCAAAGATAGCGGTATCCTTTGCTTTTATGGTTATCTTCTTGCGGCGAGGCATTGGTTATATATCTTCAAGTTCCTTTTCTAAATCCTCAATACTTGGCAGTGTTGATTTCAACTCTTCTGGGATAGCCTTAGACAATGTAAAGTCAGCCACACCCATAGGAGTGTTAATCCCACCTAAGGCATATTCGGCAACCACCTCATTCTTTGATTTACACAATAACAAACCTATTGTTGGGTGATCAGACTCTGTCTTTAAGGTTTTATCGACTGCGTTGATGTAAAAGTTTAATTGACCTGTTTGTGCCGGCGTAAATGCGACAGCTTTCAACTCAATAACTACATAACACCTTAGCCGGATGTGATAGAATAGTAGATCTATGTAAAAATCTTGGTCGCCAACATTTATGTGATACTGTCTTCCTATAAAGGAAAAACCTTGTCCTAACTCCAGTAAAAACTTTGTGATGTGAGTGCAAAGTTGGTCTTCGATGTTTCTTTCATCCATTTTTCCTTTAATGGTAACAAAGTCGAAGATATAGGGATCTTTAAGTATTTGTTCGGCAAAGTCTGATTGAGTAGTCGGGAGAGTCGCTTTGAAATTTGTGATCTTTTTCGCTTCTACCTGCCGCTTATATAATCCTGTCTCTATTTGCATTTCCAGAACACTTAAACTCCATCCATCCTGTATGCTTGACCTGATATACCACAATCTTTCTTCTATTTCTTTGACTTTATCCATCAACGCAATATGATGTGACCAGCTTATTTGTGCAAGAGGTGTCTGCACAAATAAGGATTCAAATTGTGCAGACACTGTCTGCACAATTATATCTTGCTGGTTATATTGGTTTTGAGCTGCAAGTTGCTGCATGAATTCGGCAGAATATTCTTGGGCAAACTTTCGCATATACTTCAAATTCCGCATAGAGAAACCTTTTTGCTCTGGAAATTCCGCCTTCAGGTCTTTTGCCAACTGCTCAATAACCTTTGTGCCCCAACCTTGTTGTTGTTGCATTGTCAATATGCCATTCCCTATGTACCAATACATATAGAGCATTTGACCATTAGCTGAAACAATAGCTTTCAGTTGAGAGTGTTTTACCTGTTGCTTTATTTCAGCAAGAAGGGCTGTATAATCTTTAGTTATTTTGTTTTGCGAAAATTCCATTATCTGTTACTTGTATAAATGTTTGGCAATTTAAGCATTTCTAATCACATCACAACACTTTTGCAGCTTCATCAATCACGCTCGTTGCAAAGCTATCTAAATAGGTGTTAGTAGTGGCAAGATCACTATGTCCCAATATCTGAGAGATAACTTCTCTTGGAATCTGATTATCCTGAAGAGTCATCGCCATGGTATGGCGGCTCACGTAGCTGGTTAGTTTCATATCTGTAATCTCTAAAGCAGTAGCCAAGTTTTTAAGATTCTTGTTGTTGCGGCTAAATCTACTCCGGATATGATTGTATAACTGTTCACCCTTATAGCCTTCCTTTGAAATAATGGGGAGCAGGTAATCTCCAATTAGAACGGTATTAGACATAAACCAGTCAAATAATCCTTGTATGGTATCAGTTATTTTTATTTGAATGGGTTTTACCTTTTTTGCCTCTTTAGTTTTATGACGTTTATAGACAAGGTAAGTTCCACCGTTGTATCGCACTATATTATCTTTAGTCAGTAGGGCTGCGTCCATAAATGAAATACCGTAACAATAGTAAGTGAAAAGAAACAAGCGACGAGTCATTTCATGCGTAGAACTCTTCATTTCTGTCGTTTTCAGTTTTTCCAAATAATCGATGGGCAAGTAGCGCTTGGCAGTTTCCTCTTCCAATGATGATATATTGAAGCCTCCTTTGCCAAAAGGATATGTGCTTTCAGACGCTTCCTTGTCTTGTATAGCCTTGTTTAAGCAAGCTCTAAGGGCTTTGAAATAATATTTGCGTGTATTCCCTGCACAACCTCTCTTTTGTAGAAAGACATCAAATGCTTTCACATATTTAATATCTATCTCTGGGAAGAGCCTTGTTGCAAACTTATTATCAAATAATTCAAGAAGATGCATCGTCCTTGCATAGCAGGCTGCATTGCCAAAGTGATTAGTATCTTTGAGGGTTGTAATTAGAGAATCAAAATAGTCTTTGACATTACCTTTGCTTGAGTAATGGAAGAACTCTCTTTCAAATTGGTTAGGAGTCCAGTCTATTTTATTTTGTTCAAAGGTTGAAAGTATCTTTAGTATTTCGGCTTTTTTCTGGGTTATCCAGTCATTTAGAAATACCCGGTCCGGATGTAAACTCATAACCCTCTTGTCTGTGATAAATCTTTCCGTTTTGTTGTCCCACTGGTGAGCTTCAGCATATATGCCAAGAGCCATAACTTTTCTTTTGTTCTCCTTGCGTACGACTAACCAGATGGCATATCCATCCTTATATTTGTACTTATCGGCCACCCACATTTTAAACGATACATATTTCATATTCTCTGAAATTACTGACGTTTTGCAAAAATAGGGAATAAAATCAGAATATAAACAACAAAATATCAGATAATTAATATAGAAAAAACTACTGATGTTTTACTGACGTTTTCAAGGAAAATAGATACAAAAGAAGCCATATAAGAGTAAAATGCAAAGACGATGCAAATACCTATATCTCTGTATTACAATTAGATATAAAATAATACAAACAAACAACATACTTCTGGGGGGGGCGTGTGGTCGCAGGCTCAAATCCTGTCATCCCGACGGATTGATTATAAGACACTTACGATAATATTTCGTAGGTGCTTTTTCTTTGCGGTTTACACTTGGTTTACACTCTACCCTATATTTGTTGGGGCTTTAGTCTTCTTTGTAAGTATAAAAACAGAAAAACAAACTTAAAAATCCCCCGAACCTCAACTGAAATCCGGGGGGGGCATCCTGTCTATGCAACATTACAATGATATACGTGTTTATGTTATTATTTAACTTTATTCGGAGATCGTCTTGTTCTACGATATGGAACCGCATGTCGGAGGACATCGGATGCGTTGCAATACCACTTTCCGTTTTGCGTATTAGATTTTTTTTCTGCACGAATACATCCATTTTCTATGAGTTTAATCAACCGACCCATACCTCCTACTATCGTAGCGGCCTCTCGTTGGCCATATGTCTTGTCATTGGTAGCGAATAATATCGCATCCAATAAACTCTCTGCATTGCTTATACGTTCATTCATGTCTGTATTTTCTTCTGTTATTCCTTACTTTTTACATATTCGTTGAATTTATCAGCCAATCCGTTTTCAGACAAAAAGTCAAAGATTAAAAGCTTTTCGCTTTGAACAATGCTACTCAAAGCCTCAAAATTTGCATGAATTTTTACGTATTCTTTCTCGCAGAACAATGCAGCCGCCAATGTACTACCATAGCACGATAAAAGACTGTCTATATTTTGAAATATTGAATACTCATTATAGCACATCGGGGATAAAATATCACTGGTATGGAAACCTTGCCGCTTGGTCCTTACATACTCGCTAAGTGCTTTAGCCCTCTTCACAAGAAGCTCGTTCAATTCCTCAATACTTATCTTGCTTGACATTTGAGGTAAATGTGCGTTGTCTTTTACTATTATTTGCTTGTTCATTACTATTTGCTTTTGTTGTTTATTACTTCTTGTTCTCATTATAAAACACGTTTTCTTTGAATTCAAAAGAAACAATCTCAGCGATGTGCAGCGCTATTGCGTCATAGCTGCCCTCTATCTCATTCATAACGCCTGCCATTGTCGTTGCAGGATGAGTCTTTGCATAATCGCCTAAGTATTCCATGATCCATTCCTTTTGCTCTTTGAGTTGCTCTGTTATCTCTTTCAAAACCGGGTTGTAACCGAACTCTTCTACTGTTGTCATAATTTTACTTTTAATTAATTAATACTATTTCTGTCATTGCGCCTATTCCTTTGCGGATATAACGCTTATTGTTTGCCAAATGTAGGTAGACTACCTCAATGCCGTTTTCTTCGCTTATATCCAAAATATAGAACTCATAGACGGTGTTATCGTTTGAAAACCGGAACCGGTCGCCCGGCTCCAGTGTGAATAGTAGTGTTTTCATTCGTCTTTTAATTCTCGTATGATCCAAGCCAAACAGTTAAGTCCATTCGATCCTACATTATCAGCTGCGATATCAGCCATGAGGCTAATAAGCCCTTCTCTTAAATACTTTACACTGTCTCTGTCTGCGCCTTCCATGTCAATAAGGACATCGCCGTCAATTTCACGTACCATGATTATACTGTTTGAATGTTAAATCTCTTGAATGAGCGAAACGCCTGTTTCTCCGTATCCCAGTAAGTAAACAGCAGGTCATTCTTTGCCCTCTGTGAGCCTTTCGCTTCGTGATTGATATACTTGTCGGACAGAGTGCCGAAAGCCTGTCTAACCTCACCGTTTACCTTTTGGTAATAGAACTTTACAATGCCGGTTCTCATAGCTGCTGCCAGCTTAAAATTAGCCCACGCTTTACGCAGGCAATCTGCAAAGGCTTCGCCTGTTACCCGGAATAAACGCCATGCCAAACTCATAACCTCTCTCATTTGATTTTTAAATTGTGAACTCATTGCTCTTTGTATTTAAGTGTTTATATTTCATGCGATGCGGGAAATCCCGTGACGGGGGATTAATCTCCGAAATAACGATACCGTGAACCTTCACCGTGATAGTAGTCGTAAAGGTTAGCTTTTGGCAGGTTTTCCATTGCTACTTTATACTCTTCAGACGCTTGCCACTTAGCTAATCTTTCTTTCTCTGCTTCGATAGCTGCCTGTTCTGCCCGGTAGATAACGTATTCCTTTTCTACTTCCCAAGCTCTACGAAGGCATTCAGCGAAACTGTCAGAATATTTGTACTTACCTTTGTAGATTTTCCAAGCCCGGTTCATTACGTCTCTCTTGCTTATTTTTGATGTTGTTGTCATGATTATATCTTTTATGTTCTTTTCTATACTGCAAATATAGCCTATAAGATATAATTACACAAGTGTTTTGTCAACTATTTTTACCATGAAAGCTATATTTAACATTATTTTATATCTTTCATGCTATTTATAGGTGTTATTCTATTACTTTTGTGATATAACATAAAAGACATAATGATGAGTACAAGAATTAAAGATCTGTGTAAAGAGAAAGGAGTAACTATTAGTGCTATTGCAGAACAAATAGGCACAACTCAAACAAGCCTAAGTCGGGCATTAGGTGAAAATGGTAATCCTACATTAGACACATTACAAAAAATAGCTACTGCATTAGGAGTTTCAATGTCTGACCTCTTCGAGCAACCAGCTAAAGATGTAGTGAACTGCCCGTACTGTGGTGGGAAGATAAAGATAGGGAAGGAGTGAAAATATGAAAAGCGAATACTTCAAAAAACAATACCAGTATATTGTTGATGAGATCGACTATACTGATGAAGTCGAGTTTAAAATGAGATTAAATTTTGCCGGTGATAGAGGCTGGGAGTTAGTCAATGTAAAGTGGATAGAATTAAGAGTGAGTGATAAAATCTGCTACAAAACGATTTGCACTTTCAAACGAGAAAAATTAAAGGCACCTCCTGGTGAGGAATAAAATTTCCTTATGCCCTAAGTGTGGAACTACATTAGAGATAAAGGAGAAGGAATAAAACAAAAAGGATCGCTATTATGCGACCCTTTTCTTTTGTTAAGTTAAATTTGTATCTGATGATACTATTCAGAATTTAGCTGCTGCTAATTCGTTTCCTATAGCATGAACGCTGGCCATTATCTTGCCGTACTGCTTTTCACTTGCCTGTGCCAGTCCGTTTTTATATCGACGGAGCAACGAGGGGTTAATGCCTGTTTTGCGTGCCAACTCGGAGACATTCAGAATTGTAAAGTAATTAAAGAATGATTGGAGATCATATTTCCATTCAAACTCAATAACAGGCGTTTCTTTGCCGTCTTCCGCATTCATTTCTTTTATTTCGTCATAGGCTTTCTGCAAATCAGCTTTTGCTTCTTCGACCGAATCCCCATAACCAAACAATCCAAACCCTTCAAACTCTTGATCTGTATAGCAAGAGTAAAAACCATCCGAGGCCTTTTCAATAACAAAAACTACTTTCATATTCTTATCCATTTAATGCAAAGTTAAAGTTCAAAATTATGAGACTCATCACCCGGAAGAAAGGCAGGGATTAAATCCCCGCCAACTTCCTGATTGATTTTTCCGTACTTTTGGCAACTTCATGACTGGCGTGCCGTGGTACCGGAAATCTCTTTCCGGTGATCGGACTGAACCACATATCATGCTTGCTTCCATGCCGTACAAGAAAACAACCTGCAGCTTTTAATTCTGCAATCAGTTCTGAATACTTCATAATCTGAAAGAACTTTAACTTAACACTGCAAATGTAACGTTTTTGTTTCAATAAACCAAGAGAATATGTAACGTTTTTGTTACTTTAACATAATGGAGGTTTTCAACACAGTAACTCTGCATTTGAATATCTTACATTTCGTGTAGTGTAAAGAGGCTACCATTTAGACAACCTCCTTACGGCTACTCACCCGTATCATCATCTCTAAAAAACGCTCCCTGCGTTCTTCTTTCTCGGCAATCTGCTCAAAGGCCGATAAATTGATAACACCAAAATGCAGAGCTTTCAAAACAGCAACCTTACCGGAACGGTCGAGTTCAATATAAGGCCTGCAATCTGTTTGCTCTAAACTCGGCATCTCGCTCCATCGCTTAAACCATGCTATCGTCTTTGGAAACATTGCTGCCAACTCTGGTATTATTTCAAGATAAAGCACACTATTAGCCAGTCCGGAAAGCAGCTCTTTCCGTTGTTGTACGTTAATAGGTATCTTCTTCATGGTCTACTTTATCTCGGCTGTCAATAACTTCTATAAGCATAGGTTCAAAGCCTATCTTAGCACGCAGCAAATTCAAATCACCAGTTGAGAAGTAACCCTTTTTCAATACTTTAAGAAGCATTATTTTCACTTCTTTATCTATGGGGGTATTTTCACTATTCATCATCCAAGTTTTTTGTCAATTCATTGATTACGCTATCCAGTTGCTCATCTGACAACTGTTCAAAGTTGATTGTAGTTTCAACAGCTCGTTGTTTTGGTATAACGTATTGCGCCAACTTCTCGGCAATGCGCCATCTGTCCGCTGCCTCCATCTCCTTAAAATCTTCCTCCAATAGCTTTTGGTTCTTTGTTAGAACCTTTGCAAAAAACTCTTTTATGTCTGCCGTAACCTTGTTAGGTTTCCCTTTGGTTCGTCCGCCCGTCTTTGGTGTCCCTTTTGTTCTTCCCATATCTAAATCATTCTATTTTAGAAAAAATCGTTTTTGTCAATAAAAAACTCACATTCTCCTTTGCGGATCACTTCCTCTATCTCGTAGGGCATCCTGCACTCTGGCAAGATAATATACCAGTATCGAGCTGCACACCGCCAGCACCAGCCGTCATACTCATCAAATGTTTTCTTGTAATTTCTACACCTTGTACATATTACTGCCATAATTATAATTATTACCCCGCTCCACCTAAAGCGTTATTTGCAAAAGTGGAGCGGGTGGGTGCAACTACTTACTCATTCTCGCAATCTCTTTTATTTCCTCTGTAATATCTCCGTCCGGGTTAAACAAGTTGCGTGCATCACGTTCGTGTACCTTACGCTCTTCTTTCTCCTCATCCGTGAGATACTCCTCCCCACGTGCTATGGCTATAATTTCATCATCCGACAAAGCCAAAGCCTGTGCCTCTTCCCATTTTAATTCCTGAATTAAACGGCAATATCTTAATTGCTCGTGCAATGCTGACATTCCATTAGGCAACTCATCACCTTTCTTCGTTGCGTAATTAACAAGAATCTCATAGCATTCTTGTTTGCTTTTCAAATCGTTCTGAATTTCTTCTAAAGTTCTCATAATTAAATAACTATTAAAAATTAAACATTAAACATTCTTTTCAATGGTATAAACATATCATAGGCATTCTCCCGGGTTATGACATACGGTTGCCCTTGTATCAATACATTAAACTCTTTAACATCAACGTCTTGACTTAAAAGCCATCGTAAATGATTGCCTAATAACTCCGCTTCTGCACGTGTTAGCGGATGAGTCACATCCTTAGATGCTACATTTATGGCCGTGCCAACATTGCGCACACTAAATTCTGTTACTTCTTTTTTTCTCATTTTTTTAATTTAAAATTGTTAGTATTCATGTGTGAAATCTATAAACTTTACCTGTCAAAGCCCTAAACCTCCGCCTTTCATTTTTACCTCTATCGGGTTATTTAGCCTGTCGGCTGTTCTTTCTGTGCTTCCGGCGATCCTTTCCGATATTTGATTAAGTATTTCTGTATTATTAGCGATCATGCTGCTGCTTTGCTCTAATCTCTGGCTCAATTCTTTGATGATTCTGACGTCTTCCCAGCCTTTCATTTGCATATCACGGATAGCGGCCATAGTATTTTCCATACCAGAAAGATGTTGTACTTGCCCATCTGATCCGGATACATCCATCATGCGGCGTATATCTTCGAGGACAACACGAGCGGCACCGGTCTGGCCGGCAAGAAGATCAATGCTTTGTTGGTCTGCTTTAGTGTATGCTCCCTTTAGGGTGTTATCAGATGAAGATCCGTCCTTGTCGGTAATATCAATATTAGCCAACTCCATAGCTTGTTTATAAAGGTCATTGCCCTTCTCGGCTATCTGAGTGTAGTACTTTCTTAAAGCATCTGCTTCGGCTGCTGTTATCTCGTCGTCGCTTTTTGCTGCATCGGTAAATTGATCATACCATTTCTTTAGTTCGTTAGTCAAATACTGACTCTTAACCATCTTAAGCACAGCCTTACTCATGTGATCCTCAAACGAGTTAGCTATATCATCAAATGTCATGTCGGCTTGAGTGACAATATCATCCAAACTATCTTTTAATGTGTCGAACGAAACGCCTGTTACAGCCTCTTTAAGTGCCTCACCAAGATCATCCGTGCTGTCTTTTGCTTCAATAACAGCCTGGCCGTAAGCAGCAACTTCATCAGGAAGCTTTTCCCATAGTTCTATGTTTTTTTGCAGTTCCTCCCACTTGGCGGCATCCCAATCGAAAAGGTCTTCAAAGGAAGTAATACCAAGATCCTTTCCTAAATCTCTAACAACCCTATGTGCAAATGAATGATGATTCCAACTCTTTCCCTTATCTCCCCAAGCAGCAAGGCTGTTTTCGGCAGCTTTTAATTGATTCTTGATCATCTCTTCTATCTCTTCCGCCTGTTTAGAAGCATCTGATCCGGTAAGGGTAGATAGATATTCTTTCTGTTTGTCGATTAACTGATCGTAGAGATCGACGATCTTTTCATAGCGATCAATTTGTTTGTCGAGTTTGTCATCATTATTTCCATTGAATAACCCTCCTATGCCGGATATAAGAGAAGGTATCCCTTGTAAAAGGTCTACAATCCCGGTAAGATCACCACCGATCAATTTTGCCGCTCCTGATCCTACTTTAGTTAATCCGTCTATGGATTTAGTTATATTGTCAATGGTTTCGGCTGCACCTTCCCCGAATACTTCCTTCATGGAGTTTCCGATATCTCCAAGCATACCTCCGACATCACTAATGCCGCCTTGGATCTGTCCGAGAGCCTCCATGCCTTCTTCAGATTTGAAAGCATCTGTTATCTTGCCGCCGTTGGCTTTTGCATCTTCAATGGCTTTGCCAAGCTGCTTAAATCCGCCAATCAACGAGCCAAAAGGATCACGCTTATTAAGTTCATCACGTTTGGTTATCAATCCCTGCATCAGCTTTTCAATTGCAGGGAGATCGCCTTTTAGCGATTCAAGATCCATTCCTTCAAATCCTACAGGCACTTCAACGCCTTCAACTCCTTTAAGGTAGTCAATCAAGTGTTGTGTCTGTGAGATTATTTCTTTTAGTGAATCGTTGCTTTGTTTGCGTACATCATCGAATAGCCTTACCCATAGATCTGACTTTTCAATCATGGAAGCTTCAAGTTCTTGCAGTGCTTTTTCCTCTTCCTTTCGCAATATGGACTTTTCGCCTTCTGTTTCTGCTTTGGCTATTCTGTTTGCGTAATCCTCAGTAATAGCAAGGCGCTTCTCTTGATAGTTTCCGTATTCTTTGTTGTAGTCTATCCAAGACTGGCGTTCCTTATCCAACATTTCTTTATTCAACCGCTCAGTTTCTTGCAGTTGTTTTTTGGAAATATTGGACGTTTTGGTTTTTATTTCGGTTTGTTGATCATCAGTAAGATTGCCTCCTTGCGCATCACGCCATTCTTTCTCTTTCTGCCGTATAGCTTCTATCTCACGATCGTATTCGTTATTGATAAGGGCAAGGCGTTTTTCATAGCCTTCTTCCATGAGGTCGATGTTGTCACGGATATTGTCTTGTTGGAGGCGTAGGAGTTCTTCATTTAGTCGTTTTTCGATATCGAGTTTTTCTTTGGCCAAGCGTTCGGATTCTTTCTGAGCAGAAGTATCAACTTTAGTTACTCCTCCAAGTTTTTCAAAAGCTTCTCGTTTGGTTTTCTCATTCTCAACAGCAGATTCGTATTCTTTAGTTGTGTACTTGTTACGGTCTTTCTGGATAGATTCAAGTAAATCCTTTTCTTTCTCCCATGCTTTACGGGCGGTTTCATAGTCTGCGCCATACATGGAATCAGGTTCTTTCTTTCCTGATTGTTTCTGCAATTCCAAAAATGCTTTCTTTTCATCCTCCAATGCTTTTATTTGGGACTCGACATTTTTTAAGTCTTGCTCAGCTTCTTTCTTCCGGATTATACGGTTTCCGTTTGGAGAATAGCTTAATGACTCAATAGTCTTATTCAATGAATCTCGCTGTTTATACAAATTGCTTAGTTGGCTCTGCTTTTCCTTGCCATATCGTTTGCTCTCTTCTTCATTCAAAGATTTAACAAGTCCGGTGAGTTCAGCTACCTTTATTTTTTCAATGTCAATATCTTTAAAAAGCGTAGGATATATCTTGATGAGTTCATTATAAGCCTTTAGGCGATCCGTTTCAGCCTGTGATTCGTCCTGAATGATTCCGATCAGTTCTTTTGCACTTTCTTTGCGTTGTTCGGAAGCATCTACAATAGCTTGGTTTTTGTCTGCAAATTGTTTTTGTGCCTTCTCAGCTGCCGTTGTACTATCATGTAACGCCCACATAGCAGCGACTACCCCCATAATCAAAGTAGCTGCAAGAACGTAAGGATTCTTTAGCATAGTGGCGTTGAGTAGCTTTTGCGCTTTTTCAACCATAAGTAAAGCTTTGTAATTCGCCAACTGTGCAATGGTATAGCCTTTTTCTGTTGCGATTACGATAGCTAAGGCTGCCCGGTATACTCCATAGGTTGCGACAAGCGAAACGAGCATTTTACCGATTTTTTCATAATTGGCGACGAGGTCAGATGCGGTGCCTATTGCACTATAAATGATACCTTCATTTGCTTCTCCAATAGCATCAAACATCAATTTAAATTCATCCTGTAATTTGGAAAGTTGCCCAGTAAGTGAGGTGTTTGTTTTCCTCATCATGTCGTGAAACTTTCCACCTTCAGAGGACATATTCTTGAAGGCTTGCTCTACTAAAGGAAAACCTACCTGCCCGGCTTCGGTCATCTCGTAAATTTCTGCCGAGGTCTTGCCTAACATTTTCGCCAGCTCCTCAACAATCGGTATGCCGGCCATGGCAAAATCCCGTATTTCCCGGCTTTGCAAACGACCTAATGCGGAAACCTGACCATAATTGACGGCGATACGAGACATTGGTACCGATACACCGGCAGCAACATCGCCCAAAGCTTTCATGGTATCCATTACGTTCTCTGTTGCGATCCCCATAGCAATAAGCTGCTTCGTATTGTCTGCTACCTCTGTTATCGTAAATGGAGTTGACAATGCAAGTTCTTTAATTTCTGCCATCATCGTATCCGCTTTTTCTTTGCTGCCGAGCATCGTCTCAAAGGCAATGCCCAACTGCTGAAACTCTCCTCTAACAGTTATAACCTGCTGAACTAATCCGGCAAAAGCAGCCGTACCGCCAAGCTTTAAAAATGCTTTTTGCAAATCGCTTACCGATGATGTTGCAATCTTTATCTGATCTGATACTTGCTTACTCGTTTCGCTGGCATCTTTGCCGGCGTTCTGGATCGCTTTTCGTGATTCGGCGAGCTTTCACTTCAAATCTTCGTTGTCGCCTGTTATCTTAAAATTCAAACTCATAATGTTTTATTTAAATGATTATTACTAAACTACTTGGCCGCACTGGATGACACCTGTGTCCTAATGCCTTCAATTATAAAGCTCTGTTTCTTTTCATCCCAAAACCGCTCAATGAATGATTGCCGCTTTTCTTTCGTGGAGAAGTAAAAGACTGTATTCTTGTTTATCCGCAAGGGGAGCAACTTGGTTTCATCCGGTGATTCCATACTAAAAAGATAAATTGCTGTTACAATCTGCTATCTTTGTCAAAGAATGATTGTACCGAAAGCGTATATCACCGGTTGCGCCATCACGCTGCTTTGCGATCCGCAGAACACCTTCACCTTTAGGTGCTGCATCATCGTAATATTCCGGGCGATGAATAAAAAGAACCATATCCGCATCCTGTTCGATTGCTCCTGATTCTCGAAGATCAGATAACAATGGCATCTTATCCGATCGATCCTCTACCTTGCGGGATAGCTGGGATAGCAAGATAACAGGAACGCCTAATTCTTTGGCCATGATCTTAGCTGCACGGCTGGCCTGTGTAACTTCCTGTTCTCGGTTGTAGGTCTTGTTCTGACTCCGCATATCGACCAATTGCAAATAATCGATAAAAACAATGCTGCATTTGTCCTTTTTCTGTGCATTACGGGCACGTATCTTTATTTGCGACATCGACATACTCGGAGTGTCGTCTATGGTTACAGGTAAAGAATATAGAGCGTCAGAGGCATTGCAAAGTTTCATTTCCTCATCGTCGGTTAATTTTCCAGAGGCTAAACGATATGAATCTACGTCACATTCGGATAGCAACATCCTACTTGTTAAGCCCTGTACATCCATCTCCAGTGAAAATATCATTGCAGGAGTACCAGCTAAAGAGGCTGACTTAGCAAGATGAAGCATTAACGCCGTCTTCCCCATTGCCGGCCGAGCCGCAAGGATAATAAGCTGCCCCGGCTTCCAACCCCCATTCGTTATGAAATTTAAGTCTTTTAAACCTGTGTCGATACCGGATTTTAAGCCTTGCAATGCAAGCGACTTCCTTTTGCTGTACAATTCAACTGCCTTATAGGCAGCTTCTCCGATAGAGTGAGAAACCATGTTGTAGCAAGCGGAACCGGAAATATTTTCAATCTCTTTCAATGCCTCATCTATCGTATCCGATACGTCCAGCGTCTGATCCGCCGCTTTAACGGCTATCATCTGACAAGCAATAGAAAGCTGACGAGATAACATGAGCTGGTGTAGATGCCTGGCGTGATCTGTGATATGGGAAGATGAAGCAACTGCAGAGGATAACTCGGCTAAGATTACCGGCCCGCCCACTTCATCTAACTTGCCGGATTTAGTCAATTCTCCCATAACAGTTATAAGGTCAATACTCTCTCCTTTATCATAGAGAGTGATAATTGCTCTGTAAATCTCTCCATGACGACTATCGTAGAACGTCTCCGGGGATAAAATACTTGCTACTTCGTTTATAGCTGTACTTTCAATCAACAAAGCACCTACAACCGCCTTCTCTGCTTCCAGGCTATTCGGCAGGAGCTGTAACGAATTTATATCGGGGTTCTTCTGTTTTTGCTTCATTTTGTTGTTTGTTTATTGGTAATTCATCGTTCCATACTTCCTGATTGATATAAACCTCAAAGTTTTTCCGGAATCGTTTATCAGGAGTTGATCTTACATATAGGGGAATATGATTTAAGGCAAGTTTTTTGTTTTTACTCGAAAGTTTATTCCACCGGTTTATACTTGTTTTTTTATTTCCTTTTTTCTCATATAAACTCCAAATAAAATCAAAGGATAACTCACTCGTTGAATCGAACGATTCGACAATATTAATATCAGTATCAGTATCAGTATCGGTATGTTTCGTATTCGAATTATTCGATTCTATACGATCGTATTCCTTCGTATTGAAATCGTTCCATCGCTTACGAATGTTTTCTTTATTTCTTTCACACTTTTTTTCGTACTTCTCTGAATCTATATCCATAGCCGTGCGAATAAATGAGAAAGCCATACTCACTAATGGGGGCAAATCGCTTGGAATCTCTCCACTCATTGCATAACCGAATACAACATCAAGTAACAACCCTTTATCCTCAAGTGATAAGCCCTTTATGGCCTCGTATTGCTGGAAGTACAAGACTAAACTATTCTTCATTACCACCCGCCTCCGCCGGGAATAATTCGCCTTGGCGATCATTGGATGCTAACCAGTATAGCTTCCGATTGTCCGGTAAGCGAAGGTCTACTATATTCCAGCCTTGCTTGCGTAGGTCAGAGATCACCTTGCGGAAATCGTTACTTTTTGTGATAGAGTTCCCCTCTTTAGCTGTGACTTTTTTGCCAGAGAGCAAAAGAGCTTTCACTGTGGTACGTATTCGGGTAGAATGATTATCTTTGCAGTGTTCCTGTGATTGCCCACGCTGCCCGGCGGGGCTTTCTTTTTTTGGTGTCATCCAGTGCGGCCTCCTTTTTTCTTAAAGTTGTCTTCCAGCCCATTCAGCCTCTCTGATCTGGTCTTCACCGACCCAGATTCGATCCAATCAAGAATAACAGATGTGTCAAAGAGGACACGACCGCAAACTTTCTTGCTCCCGGGTATCTCCTTCTTGCAATTCTTAATATTAATAGTAGAGGTAGAATAGCCTGTTAATTCGGCTAATTGAGGAACAGTTAAGAACTTGGGTAGTTCTTTTTGTGGTGGTATCGGTTCATTTTCTTGCGCTAACCGAAAAGCATCCATAAATTGCCCAACGGTTAAGCAGGCAATCGGGGTGTTGTAGTCAATGTTTTTTGTATCCATTTGTACTATCTTTTAATTTGATAGCACAAAAGAATATAATATAATTATCTAAATATCAAATATTTATTTCCTATTTTTCTGTTTCGGAAATTTCGGAAATTGAAGGAAAATTGAAGAAATGCGGATTAAAGGATTTGTTAGTGAGATCGGCTTCTTTGTTATCTTTTATTATGTTCCGAATCTGTCTCTCTGACATTCTCAGAGAATAATTATCCATGATTTTTTCAATAAAAGAAGCCTTTGGGTCTTTAGTCAGCCATCCTTGATGCTTCAGCGTTAATATGAACAACGTAAAATCCCGGGCATCATGGATAAACACTCCGTTGTTATTAATATGATTATTGCTTTCAAGCCATTTAACCGCTTTTAGATATGCTTGTTTAGAAACAAAATAATCCTGAAAAAGCGGTTCTTTTTTATTTGGCTTACCTTTTGGTTTGCCTTCTTTCTCAACCAATTTGCGATAAACAATTAAAGATACTAAACCACGTCTTGCCAAGTGAAGTCTTTCTTTATTATTCCACCAGCCCCACAATGTGTCATACATATCATCGAGAGAAATGTTTTGCTCTAAGTATTGGTAGCCTGTCGGATTATTGACGGCGGCATCGTACCATTCTTTAGCCTCTTTTTCAAGAAATTTATCTTTATCAAAAGGCATAGTTCTGTATCTTTTTAGGACATCAGATGATAAACTATTTGCGGCTTCTATTGTATCAGCAATCAACTTTATAATTTCCAATGCCGTAGGGTCTCCTGCTTCTTTCTCTTGTTCATCATCAAAAGCTCTTCTTATAATAGCATCAGCATTATCATTAAACTTCGTCAAAACACGATACAT